CTTATAGCATACTCAAACCAGCGCAGAGATTCGGTTTCCGGTATCACTCCCTTGAATGTATGCGACAGTGAAAAATGGCCAAACAAGTAAATGAAATTAAACACGTTGCAAATCATGTATAGAAAATAGCAATACGCTATAGACATATTAAAATGATCTGGTGACAGAGAGTAAAAAATGGCCGGAATGACAATGTGTGACAATCCTATAAGTGAAAGCTCTGATACTGCTGAAACTGATTTTTTTGACATGGCGTGACGAAACGCGCGCTGCGGGTGTAAATAATACGTCCAAAACAAATGCACCAGAATGCCGTTGGTTATGGGAATGAAAAGCCATGCTTGAAATCGCATCCACAACCGAACCAGCCGTTCAGTCACCTTGTTTTTATACAGTTGTTGCATACGAGTATTATTCTCAAACGCGGTTTTAAAAAACGCGACAAAGGGGGTAGTGTCGAGATCAATATCGTGATTTATCCTTTGAGGTGCGGCGTGGTGTTTATTGTGCATGGAATTCCACAGCGTACTGCTAACGCCTCCTCCGAATCCCATGGTTACCATTTGAATACCGCGATCCATAGACTTTATGCCGGTTAAACTGAGGTGCCCGGCTTCGTGTTGTACCCACCCGCACCGAGTTTTGAATACTATAAATGCCAGCATGGACGCGTACACATTGTACGGTACCAGAAAAACGCCCATCCCAAAAAAGAAGACTAGTTCCAAGAGCCGAAAGTATACGTGAATGTAATCGGGTTCAAAACAGCCCATGGTATCAAGTCGCTGGCGCATGATTCGGAAATCGGTACATATTTCAGGTTCTATTACAGGTTCAGACTCAGAATTCGAATTCGAAACCTTTGGAAGGGATGCGAGCGTAGCTCTTGCTTTTGCGGATCGCGAGTGGAATTCCCTAAATGCGTCACCCGCATCATCCTCGCCTTGGCCGGCATAGTTAATAATTGACCCACCGGGATGGTTGAAATTGGTAATGTCGTATACGACTCCGTTTAGTCGAATCGTTTTCATTCTATTTTATATATTGGTACAAAGTTCTCTTATTATGTCTATGCTCAACGTTTATATATTTATAACTGAAATATATAAAATATATAAAATGTCAATGTCAATTTTATATTTATTATACAAAATAAATATAAAAACAAATTGACGACTAAATGGTAACTACCTTGTAGATTGAAGCATATCGTATCGTCAAATCATTGTCAACCAGAACTAGTAATGGAATCATCAGCATCAGCATCAGCATCAGCAACGGCAACAGCAGGGGGGCGTCAAGCACCCACTACGCAGTGCTTAAACCCCCTCATCGTAAAGGAGGGGTACGGGGAACCTTTGGTTCCCTGTGAGCAACGAGATATAACCGCGGATTCTGCTGAAGATGTATATAAAAATAATAGCGAAGATGACAGACGACGAACGCTTCAAAGTGACAAGTATATCGAGACTCCTTGGGATATCATTTCGGGATATTTCCAAGGTAAGCATTTGGAACAGCTTGTACGACACCAGCTGGAGTCGTACAACAAGTTCGTTGGCGAGTTCGTTCCCGCCACAATTGAAATGTTCAATCCAATCTGCGTTTCTTCCGACCAGGATTACGACCGCGTGTCGAAAAAGCATGCGCTCACCGTACAAATATCGTTTGAAAATTTCAGCGTGCATCGCCCACAGATTCACGAAAATAACGGCGCAACTCAAGTCATGTTCCCTCAAAAGGCGCGCATTCGAAATTTTACATACGCCTCCACAATGACAGTTGATATGCGCGTACACTATATCATTCGAACGGGCGAAAATCTCAACAACGTACACACCATGCATACAACCTTTCCCGGCATTCATCTTGGGAAACTTCCAATCATGTTGAAATCCAGCATATGCGTTCTCACCCAGTATCCGCATTTGAGCACCGATGTTACCGGCGAGTGCTCGCACGATGCCGGAGGGTACTTCATTATCAACGGAAGCGAAAAAACGGTTTTGGGACAGGAACGAGCTGCGGAAAATAAGGTATACTGTTTCAATGTCTCGAAAGGAAATACCAAATGGAACTGGGTTGCCGAAACCAAGTCGGTACCCGACCATAAACAAATTTCCCCGAAACAGCTCAATATTATGATCGCCGCAAAATCAAACGGCAGCGGGACCCCAATTTACGTGCAAGTGCCACGAATCAAAACTCCAGTTCCGTTATTTGTTCTGTTCAGAGCGCTCGGAGTCATTCCGGACAAGGCAATTTGCGAAATCATCCTTATGAGACCGTGCGACGGAACGCAATCTCCACTTGACACGGATTCCGCCGAAAATTCAAAAGAGCTCCTTGACGCATTGACTGCATCCGTTATCGACGCGAATGCGGTGCTGACTCGCGAAGAAGCGCTCCGCGTCATTGCAGGAAGTTCGCCAGTGTCGTACTATGCATCAAACACAAATGCAACAAATGCAGCAACAAATGCAACAAATCCAACAAATGCAACAAATCCAACAAATCCTGAAAAGGACTCAGCGACGGTAAAACGCCGCATGGAGTATATATCCGATATCTTATCAACCGACATGTTTCCGCATTGTCGCACCGAGACGCAAAAGGTCTACTTTCTGGCATACGCCGTGTTGAAACTGCTCAAGGTGAGTGTGGGTCACCTCCCGCAAGATGATCGTGACTCGTACCTCAACAAGCGAATCGACACAACGGGCGTTTTGCTGAACAACCTGTTCCGGAGCTACTTTCACAAAGTCGTAAAGGATCTCACAAAACAAGTGATTCGAGAAATAAATACGGGATCCTGGCGGTCTACGGAAAATCATATGCAAATCATCACGCGCACCAACATTCCCAAAATCGTCAAGTCCACGACAATTGAAAACGGGCTCAAGCGCGCATTGTCTACGGGCGACTTTGGGATCAAGAGTATGACCCCTACTACCAAAGTCGGCGTTGCGCAAGTACTGAATCGGCTTACATACGTGTCAAGTTTGAGCCATCTTCGCCGCGTAAGCACCCCGATTGACAAGAGCGGTAAACTCGTCGCGCCCCGAAAACTGAACCCGTCCACTTGGGGGTACTTTTGTCCCGCTGAGACCCCAGAAGGCGGTAGCGTTGGTGTAGTGAAAAATATCAGCTACATGACCCATATCACGGTGCCAACTTCATCGGAAACGATTTACATTCAGGCGGAACCGTATATCCAAACACTGGACGCGTGCAGCGGACCGCGCGATGTTATGGGCAAAGCAAAAGTATTCATTAACGGTGCATGGATCGGAACCACCGACTGCCCGCTAAAAATGTTCCAGGATTTCAAATCGAAGAAAATGGCCGGACTCATCAACGTCTACTGCTCCGTCGCGTTCGACTACAAGCAACAAGAAATACGAATTTGCAATGACGGGGGTAGACTAACGCGCCCGCTGCTGCGGGTTAAAAATAACGTGCCATTTCTTACAGACGATATCCTCGCCGGTATAAAATGCGGGGCGCTGCGATGGGACGATTTCATCACCAATATGCGAACCGAGCAGTCGATCCTGGAATACATTGACCCCGACGAACAAAATTTCAGTATGGTTGCAATGACGCATGCGCATTTGAAAGAGAACCGCGACAACCATTTGATGAAATTTACGCATTGCGAAATTCATCCAAGCACCCTGTTTGGCGTTCTAGCATCCTGCATTCCGTTTCCCGACCATAATCAGGCTCCTAGAAACACGTACCAGTGCGCCATGGGAAAACAAGCCATGGGAGTGTATGTCACGAACTATCACTCGCGACTGGACAAGACGGCGTATGTTTTGTCGTACCCGTCGCGCCCACTCGTGGATACTCGCGTCATGGGGATGATTAAACTGGACGAGATTCCATCGGGTGGAACCATTATTGTAGCGATTATGACATATACGGGATACAACCAAGAAGACAGTGTACTGGTAAACAAAGGCTCAATTGACCGCGGGATGTTCATGGCTACCATTTACCATACCGAGAAGGACGAAGACAAGAAAATCAACGGCGATGAAGAAATTCGGTGCCGTCCCGACCCCAAGCGAACGAAAGGAATGAAATTTGGAAACTATGAAAAGGTCAATGCACGAGGCGTTATTCCCGAAAACACGCTGGTTGAAAATCGCGACATTTTGATTGCAAAGGTCGTCCCCATCAAAGAGAATCGCAGCGATCCTACCAAAGTAATCAAATTCGAAGACGCCAGTCGCATTTACAGGACTACGGAAGAAACGTATGTTGATAAAATATGCATGGACCGAAACGGGGAAGGATACTGTTTTGCCAAAGTGCGAACGCGCGCACTGCGCAAGCCCGTGATCGGAGACAAGTTTTCATCACGCCACGGACAAAAAGGTACGTGTGGAAACATTATACCCGAGTGCGATATGCCATACACCAAGGACGGAATCCGGCCCGATATCATTATCAATCCTCACGCAATCCCATCTCGAATGACCATCGGTCAGCTCAAAGAAACGCTCCTTGGAAAGGTTCTAGTGCAACTGGGCCTGTTTGGAGACGGCACCGCCTTTGGCGATTTTGAAATCAACGACATTAGCACGGAACTGCTGCGCCTGGGATTCGAGAAACATGGAAATGAAGTCATGTATAACGGCTTAACGGGCGAACAGTTGGATAGCGACATTTTCATGGGACCGGTGTTTTATCAACGACTGAAGCATATGGTGGCGGACAAGCAGCACAGTAGATCCATCGGACCCATGGTAAATTTGACGCGTCAGCCCGCAGAAGGCCGGTCTCGCGACGGTGGGTTCAGATTTGGCGAGATGGAGCGCGATTGTACGGTTGCCCACGGTGCGTCGCGATTCACGCGGGGGCGTTTATACGACTGTTCGGACAAGTACCAGGTTCACGTGTGTCGCGAGTGTGGGATGATTGCAGTATTTAACGATGCGGCTGGGGTACACATGTGCAGAACATGTGAAAACCGCACCGACTTCGCGTTGGTTCAGATACCGTACGCGTGCAAACTGCTCTTTCAGGAACTTCAGACGATGAATGTCGTGCCGAGAATCATTACATAGGGGGGCTCTGCCCCCTCAAACCCCCTCTGCACAGTGGGGTTTAAGCACTGCGTAGGGGTGCGGGGAACCTTGGGTTCCCTGGTGAAATCAATGACATCAGTGAATAAATATAAAAACGAGTTAATTAATTATTTTTATATTTTTATTTAGTTTACTATTTGATATATATTCTAATATTCTATCTATATTCGCAAATTATCAACTTTTTCTTGGATAGCATGACTCTCTTGTCTAGCGGACGGATCTATAGCTGGACTGTCGAGTCGTTCTAACGCGACGTTCAATTTAGCTTTCCCGCTTTGAAGTAGCGTTCGTATTTGAGGATTGTGAACTTCTTCCTTGTCCCATTCCTGAATTGAAAGTCGTGTCCGTTCGTGTTGTGCGCCTTCGCCTTCCTCTGAACCCGCACTCTCGTCGCCGGAATCTTCGCCTTCCTCCTGTGCAATATTTTTTTTCATCTGGACAAGTGGCAAGGATTTCGCCAGTTCCAGCCCTAAATTCATTGGCATTGGTGCTGCTGCTGGTTTTACAGGTGCAACATCTTGAACTTGTGGCTGTAGTTGTGGCTGAGATGGTAAACCGATATTCCATTTGTCGATAAAGTCGGCAATTCTCTCATTTTTATTATACAATGCTGCAACAGGTTCGGACAATTTTATATCGTCTTTACGAATTGCGAACCCCAGTTTGTCTTCACCGTCACCGTAATGCACAATCCCGTACAACGGAAAACTATTCATTGAATGCATGGAACCAATTACGCAGTACGATTCCGATTCTGACTCCGTTGCTGAATATAGAATGCGGGCTCGAGATCCAGAACCAGAACATCCGTTGCAAAAAAATCTAGCACTTAAATCGCTTGCATTCCCACCCGCTTCGTGGCCGGCGGAATAGAGTATAACCGGAAGTTCATACGCAGTTGACAGGATCCACAAATCCAACGGGGTTAGGGTATAAACGGAGCTTTTAATTGCATTTTCAATCGTGAGCAGTCCGCTTATTACGTCCCGAGCTAGTCTATTCATTTGAATACCGCTCTTCATCCACAAATTACATACTTTCATTGGCGTGACCGTACTGTAAGTTCTGAATATATCATCGTACGTTTCAATTAGTTTTTGCTTTACGGCAGCTACATTCTCTTTCAGGCTCAGCTTGTTGTAAACATGCAGCAAATTTATGAAAAGTGCAAGCGTAATGTCTCCATTTTTTACAATTTTTGCATCGAGTATATCGCCAGGAAACACACCCTGAAACACTTCCATGGTATAGGGTACGCGCTTCGGCTCTAAACACGCCAATACTGATTTTGGAGCCGACATTTTCACCACCTCTTGGCGCGTCTGCACCTGGGTTTTCATTTGCGCCTCGGTAATTGCGTTGCGTCGGTGTGTTTCAACCACCCGTTTACGCTTTACATTAAATACGGAGGTATTGATATTCATAACCTGCTGCTTTCCTTGACCGACATCTGGCTGATTGGCTTCATTCACAAAGTAGCCGTTTTGAGAGTCGGTTCCATCAATCATGGACTGAGTCAACAGTAGTTCATCCTCGCATACCACTTGTGGAATTCGGGATGCAATATAGTAATCATTAGGACGTTCCGTAAACATAAAATCTCTCATTCTAGGATACCGAATCAGCTCGTCTGCTAACCGGGAGTAAAATAACGGTTCCATCAAGTTTCGGTTCGAAATTGGATTTGAATCGCCACCTTCACGATGAAACATGAGCCGATGTGCAGGGATGCGCAACCGACACGGTGTAGTACTATTCGGGCGATCATCGTCACGTGCACAGTATGCGCGTGTACCATCACATGATCCGGGCGCAATACACGTCTCGATTCTAGATAATGCACTCGTATCATAATCAATAAAATCAACGCTGTTCTGCATAAGGCTCCGTAAAAGGGCCGTTACTCTGGTGAGTTTATTTTCATATCCAGACGAATCGGACGGGTTATTGTTTTCAGAGAAAACAATATCGTAAATTTCCTTGGAAATCGAGTCAGTTCCTGCATCTTGTTCCGGTTCAGGATCGGATTCGGAACCTGAATCGGAGGCAGCAGCAGCAGCACTAAAATCCGCAGAGGGGTTATTTAACAAATGGCGCGCGGTTATTCGGAACACATTATAAAAATTTGTCTCCAGTTCAATCATTCGTATAAATTTTGAACGGCTTGACGTATTGTAGCCTCTGTCTAATAATACGGCCATGTCGACCGTATGATGGTCCTTTACACCGATCGCATTTGCGGTCGCCGTGGCCATACCAATGTCCATAACAGTTCCGTCTGGAAGACGCTGGACGGGTTCCGGCGAAGCTATACGAACGAACTGGTTGGTTTCCGTGAGTACTCCAATGATAAGCGGGTTCGGTGCGTCGGCATCATCGGTAACATTCACAACGGGCTGGCACGGAATCCCGGTTCGATCGTGAACAAATTTCAGAAATGATAGAGTCAGTTGGTGTGATAACCACGAAATTGATGAGTCGTCAACGTATTTCAATGGATATTTTGGACCATATCCAACCCCATATTGTCTGACGTGTTTATCGGAGTCATCGCTTATAATTATTTCAGACGACTCTGTAGGAATATATCCTGAAAGAGCTAAGTCGGGTCGATTTTCAGGAAAGTAGGATGCAACGAGTCCAACTACGCGATTGTCGTAGTTCAGCACTTGAGCCCAAATAATAAATCCGGTTTGAAGTAGCATACGCTCGACACGTTTCGCGTGAACGTTGGGTCGAAATTTGTGGCCCATATCCGTATCCTGTGCCCGGGGTCCGGTGCCCGGAATAAAATTCATTCGAGATATTACGGGAGGACAGTATACGGTTTGAAGGTTTCTGATATACTCAATAACGTGCTTTATGTTTTCAAACATCACTGGATGCGGACTATTTTGCACACTTGTATGTAAATTGAATAAAAACTGAACCGTGTTATCGCCGGTTGTTTTTTGTTGTCCGTATAAACATATGGGTTCGTAAAACGATACGCCTCCGATGGTACGTTTCACGATAAACGCCACCGACTTTGCGTGGTCGAATATTTGTTCGGCGTATCGATTGGGAGGGCATAAAACATTCACGCTGTGCGTATCGTCGTTGTTTGGAATGTCGAGAATAAACATGTTTATTCCGCGTTTAAAAATGTTCGGATTGGGTGATGTAATTATTTCCCATAAAAGCGAGTGGTCCAATACAGTCGACTCTCGCAACAGCAATTCCTTGAACCGAAGTAGGGCTGCGCATATGCGATAAAGAAATGCCTTTTTTCCCGCGGCATCCTCATCCTGACCCTCACCCATATCATCATCCGAGATAAGTTTTTCATAGATAGCACTTGCCTTTATTTCATCGGGTATATTCGCCGTAAGCCATTCTCGGATTTCATCGTTGTCGGCATTCACTATCGCCATATCTGATTCAGAAATGAACTGTGTTACCAGCGATCCATTATTGTATGATACAAACGTATCCAGCGAAATCGAGTCGGCGATCAGTTTGCGCATATCGGCAATACTTGGTGGAGGTTTCCTGGCATTTGGGTTATAAATGCACGCAATTGCCCCCAAAAATGACTGTGTAACGCTGTGTTCAACCCCGCGCCGCAACAAACAGCCCATTGTAACCTCGCACTTGTCGGTTATATTAAAAAATCGCTGCAGTGCAACTGGCAAGTGTCCCAACTGCATCTGCTTCAGTCTGCTGTCGGCTTTTAAAATCCGGTCTCCATCGCGTCCAGCATCTGCCGGTGCTTCTGATGCTCCTACCAAGGATCCAGAAGAAGAAGACGAAGAAGAAGAAGAAGAAGAAGGCTGCTGCTGTAATACTGATCTTGATACTGATCTTGATACTGATCTTGAATGTTCCTCTTCTTTGATTTTCCGGTTGAGTTCATCCAAGGGTGGAATGATTCCGGTAACTAAAATTTCATTTTGCCAGTTTGGAATGATTCCTCTACCATATTCTGGGATATCCAATTGTGGTGGAGGAGGAGGAGGAGGAAGAGGAGCCAATTTGGGTTTATCATTTGCATCCTTTGCTCGTTTCTTTTCCTCTTTATACTTTTGAACCAGCGCTTCGTGTCGTTCTTCGGCGTCCCGTTTTTGTTGTTTGATTTTTTTCATTTCTTCTCCACTCACGCGAATCGAATTAAGCATTTGGCTGAAACAACACGGCATTTTTCGTCCATCCTTTTCTTCAACTAAACCGGGGAAAAGTGGAGTATAAACTCCATCGACTGAAAACTCTTCAATGTAAGTAGGTAATTTACCGCTGTTTGCATTTTTCAGTCTCGCAACATCGGTGTCATTTATGGGACCGCCTTTCGCGCTATTCCAGTAACGAGGGCAAATGTACCACCGCATTTTTTTTTGCGTGCTTCCAAACCGAATCGCGTAAACTACCGGTTTTCCGTTCAGTTCGCCACTGTATCTCCAAAAACTGGTTTTATTCCAATCAATTTCACCGTTTTTCATGACATGTGGCCATTTTCTCGCACTGTCCTCACTGAGTATGCCCGACGTTTTTTCATACGCTTCCATTTCTTTATCGGTCAATGCGATTGGCTGGTTTTTGTTCATGTTTGATTTTGACCGACGAGTACAGCAGCTGGCGTACAATTTGGTTCCTGCTCCAGGCTCAGAATCAAATAGCTCAGGGTCCGTGTTTTTAAGTATAGACAGCAAACTTTTTGGCACCATTCCAAACTCGTCGCCGCGACTTGATTCGACTGCCATTATAGCAGCATCGTCGCCCGATTCGGCGGAAGACGACGAACTTCTTCGGTCTGAGCCGCGACTCATGCCACGGCCTCTACCGCGACCACGGCCTCGACCGCGACCTCGACCGCTACCTCCGCGACCCCTGCTTCTGCTTCTGCTTCTGCTTCTGCTTCTAGTTCTTTTACCGCCACTAAAATCAAATTCATCGCCCGACGAATCGTCCGATAATTTTACCGCAGTTGTTTCCGGTTCCGGACTCTCGCTAGGCAACGGTATTCCTGCTGCCGCCGCTGCTGCTACCGCCGCTGCCGCAGCTTCTCCAGTTGCTGCCACTTCTCCGGTTGCTGCCGCTTCTCCTGTGGGTGGCAAAGCCCCCGAGACCCCCAGATTCGTGGTGGGGTTTAAGGGGGCGCTTGACGCCCCCTCCGTAAAACACATTTCTTGTATCGTTTCTCTCGAAATATTTGTCATCTCTTCATGAAAAATGCGCATGAATGAGTCCACGTAAATGGGGACCGTACTTAACATGTGGACGCAGGTTATTCCTGAAACGATAATCAGCGTATACGGTCCATCATTCTTATCCAAATTTCCCATCTGGAAAATGAGTTTTAGGCCATTCGACTTGACCGTATTACCAACCTCAACTCGGTTGTATTCGGATACCCGTTTAAAATCATAAACCGACGTGGTCGTTTTACCACCGTCTGTTGGGATATTTTGCTGGCCCGGTTCCGGGAAAAGTACACTGCTTCCGCATTTGGAAATTAACTTGAAGTCGACGCGTTTCGAATGTTTTATTTTGAATTCGTATCGCATGTTGACTATTTTCACGTGATCCGTGTCGTATATGGTTTCAAAATTTGGAATAAAGCTTCCACCCTGTTCAAACAGCCCATTGATTTGAGCCAAAACCGGGTTCAGCAAACGACCGACCACGCGATTGATATCGCCGACCGAGCAAGATTCGCGTTCATTCGTTTTAATTTCAACCCCTATATTCGCAAAGCTGTCAATTTCAATAACGACGTAACTAACTGCTCTATTCAGTACAGATGCCGCTTCACCAAAGTATAAACTAATGCAATCGATTCGCTGTCTAGATTTACACATTCGATTTATTTTATTAAAATCACCCATGGTAATCATAGGAACACGATTTCCGTACTTGTTGACATGCGGTGCGTGTAATTTGAAAACGCTGTCTCCAACTTTTCCAGAGTATCGCATTTTTATAAAGGGGATGGCTTCGCTGCTACACAGTGTTTTAAATATGGCATCCACTGGAAATTTGCGTTCCATGGTAATAGGTTTAAATATCATGCTCAAATAGGATATACCCGTTGACAAATACGTAAACCGAGACGACGCGCCGCCCAAGTTGGAAATTGTTTTTATTCGACCGTCGTATACGTTATACAAAAAGTTAACATGTTTTATTGCGACGCCTTTGGGAGAAGTCGTATCAGTTTCAGTGGCATATAATTCCTTAAGCCGGTCGGTTAATTGTACAAAGTCTTCTGGACCGGAACTGACAGCGGCGCGCTCGATTGAGTTTAAAAATGGAAAATAGACTTGTTTCATTTGCACAAGCGCGTTATGTTTCATAACACGTAGCTTGTCCTCCTCGTCGCCGTCCTCTTCATTACCTTCGTCTTGGGTTTGTTGTTGTTGTTCCTCTTCATACAAATCTTCAATCGTAGCGCACACGTCAGAGTAAGAACACATATAAAGCGTGTTGTACAAAGGTAACCCATAACTCATCAGCATTTGCCCTGACTCATCTTTGAACGTTTTATCACCTATTCCTGGTATGAATGGAGAATTTATAAACGGGTTTGCAGAAAACATGTAGTCTTTATCCGCATCCTGAAACGAATGTCCGAGTGCGGTTATTACGCTGCACGTCATTTCGCCATTTAGAAACAGACTTTCGGCATTCGAGTTCGAGTTCGAGCTGTTAGTAATTTTTATTTTTTTAATGTCGTTGTATGAATAAATATGATTTTTTCCTATATCCCCGTTGTCGTCGTCATTGTCATCATCGAATGCTATTTTGGCACCGTCTATATTTGAAATATAGTTAATAAATACTGGATTCGTTATGGCGGTATGTCCGTTGTGACTAAGATGATTATACACGCTTTGCGTTGTAAGATCCTTTGTAAACCGGGCAAACAAGTACATGGTAGCAGACGTCAACGGATAATCAGCATCAGGTTGAAGCTGGTCTTTAGTGATATTTTTTAGTATTTTACATTTAATTTCGTAAATGGTGTCGTCCATATTGATGCGATCGGCAACCAGTACAATCGTCGTTCGCTTCGACGGAAGATTGGCCAGAACAGTCAGTTCTGACTCGGAAAAAAATCCGGTTCTTTTTATGAATTCGAAATACGCTTCATCGGATTCGGTTGGGGCTTTTTTATATATTGCATCGTTACCGCAAAATACGTAAATATTGTGAATTATATCTTGTCTACCACCGTCGTCAGCGTCGGCGTCAGCGATGCGTGGCATATTTACCACGTTGCTGTAACGGGCATATGTAGAATGCACCACCTTTACGACGCGCGCGTTCTCATATATTGCAAGACCTTCTACGTCGCGATCCTTAACGCCTACACTCATTCTATGTATCGATTGTATTGTATTATCAAATAATAATTATTACCTTTAGTTTAGTTTATTATTTAATGTTATTATTTTATTATTTTAATGTTATTTTATACTTACTTTTTATTTTCGCGCCCTTGTGCCGCGGCATCTGCATTTGTGAGTATGTTTCCCTTGTTTCCCTTTAGACCGCACGCTTTTGCGCGTTGTTTTATTCAACCGGCGTCGTTTCCCACCTGACGCATATAATCGCCCCTTTCTTGATTTGATGCATGTCGATAAATTATATGGCGTCATATCATTTTTTATATAGTTATTGTAATTTAAAAAGCAGCCCGGGCACGGCAATGCAAACAGTTGTGCAAAATATGCAAACTGAAGTGTATTAACACAAGAGGACATGAATGGCGGAACATTTTTTTTTATGATACTCATAATTTCGGAATATTCCGTCTTAAACTTGTCATTAAGATCCAACTTATAGTTATAGTTGCCTAATATGTGTTTCGGTGGATTTGTTGCCGGTATCCAGTATGCGCCGTATCCCTGTATACGACGGAATGTAGCTTCAGCCGGTGAGATTTGTTGGATTCGTTCACTTCGTCGGACCGATCGTTGAACCACATTAATACCGGGACCAGTAGGTATGTCGTAATGTTGATGTATATACGAAAAAATTTTAGCTTCTGAACATGTACTTCCGTTTGCGCATTCATGAAACCCTGGCCGGCCATCTGCGGGTTTTTTTATCGGCGGAAACATTAAATTCGGAGTACTTGGATTTTCCGGTTCTGGACGACGACCTACAAGATACTTAAGGCTGTGAATAAAATGCACATCAAGACGGTCTGAAATCATTGTTTTATTAAAATCGTATACTGGACTGCCTTTACGAGTCCCCGTACCCATTATCAATCCATTCTGCGCGTTGTCAGATTCAGCACGCGTCAAACATGCGACCGGCGCTCTACTTAGATCTCTATATACGAACGGGGTCTTCGGAAACAGGCTAGACCATCTTGAACCAAATGCTCTACGTACGTCGGGGTCTTCGTCATCCTCTTCGTCGTATATTACATTGCAATTCGTATATGTTAGCAGTGTATATATTAACTGTGTTTTTTTGGAATAGCCATCATCTTCTCGCGGATCTTCGGATACTGTAACATATATACTATTATCATGCATATGCAATACACCAAGCATTGCATTAATTTTGGAGGATGCTGACGGAATTTCTTTTGCAATTCTAATAACATTTTCGTTATACATCCGTGATAACAGTGTCAATACAACGCTATCTGGAGTTCCGAACATAAACATACCACCTTTTCCAGTTTTAAACATTGACGCCCTGAGGCGTTGAAAAATAGAATTTTCTATATCTGCTGCCTCCTTTTCTTTTATAGTTCCATATCGTCGGGCTTTATTAACCGAAGGATTAAATGGGCTATTCGCTGGGTCTGGGAGAGGCGGTTTAGCAGCTATTGCGCGTGCTTCATCAGCATCTTGAGGAGCAAGGGCCGCTTCAATTTCCAATTCTCTATCATGAAGATCGCGCAGGGCTTGCATTTGTTCGAGTCGTTGCGCTTCTAGACGATCGTCGGCTATTCGCTCCTCGTCTGGATCTGGAGCTATACTAGGACCAAGAGCTGTAAATGCATTTGAAACGCGAACTGCCGCGGGGTTACCTCTTTTACTGGGGTTTTTAGACGACATTATAATAAATGTATTATGTATTATTATACGTAGAGAAATAAACCAATTCTCGAAATAGCTAAAACTTGATTTTTAAATATTTAGAATAATTTTTATATTGTGTAAAAGTATAAAATATAAAATACTAAACTACTCTACTACTCATTACTTACGAATGGCGCGAAAAAATAGAACGAAGCGTATGGGCCGGGGCAAAGGTAAACGGGGCTCGATGTTCAAGAGTTCCTTGTTTAAATTCCAAACCCAATCCCAATCCCAATCCCAATCCCAATCGGGTGGAAAATCGCGTAAATATCGCAGCAAACCTAAAAGGCTGCAAATGATGGGCGGATGAGGCGGGGGCGGGGTCGCCGCTATATAATTAAATTAATAAAAATAAAAAGGCCATATGCATGCATATATGATATGCATGTATGAATATATGAATATCGAAATGACGGCACGTTTACAAACTTCTTTAGAAAAGAAGCGAACGCGATCCTGACCTACTTAGATGCATGCATTAACCTGACACAAGACACAACCCATTTATACTTTATACATAATATTAAAAATAAAATATTAGATATAAAATCGGCCATATAGCGTAATAATAAAAATAAGAATATGGTTTTGTATTTGGCTACATGTGAGCTATATAACCCGTGTATACATGGACAAGATAGCAACAGTTCACCGGATATAAACGGTCATTTCTTGTGTGGATATGTATTATCCTTGGACGACGCGGAATTTAATCCCACGGATTACCCACTCGTCATGCTGTTGCGAAATTTACCAGTTACAACAGGCGCAAGTGAATGGCGTGTAGAAGATACCGTTTATTGGAAGCAATCGGAGAATGGCGCGCTACTTCCACCGACCATTGCAAATTCCATGATAAACTACGGTCACCCCATCATTCGAAATTATCGGGCGATCACTCGACAGCGTGGAGTCCGGCCCTTGGAAATAGTGGAACTTGTTACTCTCGAACCCGGTGAAGAATGCGTATGCATTATCAAAACATTCTGGCTACGTATTTTCCAGAGACGAATAAAACGGTGGATTCAGAATAAAAAGCGCGTAAAGTCTATCTTGAAACATACGCGATTTTTGTTATTGAGAGAGTGCGGTATGTATCCAACAAAATTAACATTATGATATCATTATGATATGATATAAAAATGAACTCATAATATACAAAATAAAAATCATTTCAAGTTTTATTTTATATTTCATTATACGTTTTGTTTCATGTTGCAACGTCTCGCGGAGTCAAATAAACGTGTAAAGCGGCTGCACAAGGATGACGCCGGATGCGATGCGGGTCCTCACGATGAACGCCAGTACTGCAACCTGGTTTGGGATGTTATTGGAAAAGGAACGCTTGAAAATAGTAGAAACGGTCCAACTTGGTCCGTATTTGGAGCCGCGATGCATTTTTCTCTCGATAATGATACGCTACCCCTACTAACTACAAAACGTGTAGCTTGGGTAACTTGTTTGAAAGAGCTGCTATGGTTTATCAAGGGAACAACCGATAACCGCATTTTAAAAGAGCAAGGTGTTCATATTTGGGATGCTAATTCTAACCGTGTATTTTTGGACTCGGTTGGGTTGTCGCACTTGAGAGAGGACGATTTGGGTCCCGTATACGGTCACCAGTGGCGGCATTTTAACGCGCCGTACACGACCTGCGACGCGGACTATACGGGACAAGGCGTAGACCAACTCGAAAATGTAATTTCAATATTAAAGGATCCCGACCAGCGCTCATCGCGACGCATTGTAATGAGTGCATGGAATCCGCAACAGCTCAATGAAATGGCACTCCCGCCGTGCCATGTTCTGGTACAATTCAACGTTTCTTGCGGAAACCGGTTGTCGTGCGCGCTGTATCAACGAAGTGGCGATGTTGGTCTCGGCGTGCCGTTTAATATCGCGTCCTACTCGCTTCTTACGCATTTACTGGCACATCACTGCGGACTTATCGCTCACGATTTCACGTACGTTCTTGGAAACGCGCACATTTACGAAGAACATGTTGCGTCCCTAGAAATGCAGGTTGCACGTGAACCGTTTCAGTTTCCAAGCATTTCGTTCGCGGGCCCTCCCAAAGCCGATATTAACGACTACGTTCCATCGGATTTTGTACTCAGGGGATACACTTGCCACGACACGGTTAAAATGCTCATGAAGGCGTAAGAATTAATTATTAAATATTATCACTTTTACTCAAATTACAACTCGCACATAATATTTGCAGTTGTGCTTTATTTTTGTGGAAACGAACCCATCTTTGTTCAAACTCGATGTCGTCTGCATGAAAGTGAGTTGCGCCAACAAGTGTCTCTGCGCACCTTGTAGGATGGACTGGTTCATTTGATAGAAATTCAGTTTTGAGGTGGCAAAAGGGGTGGATGTGGTCGGCATGAAACTCATGCGAGTTGGTTCCCTGTCTTTTACACAGAGCGCATGTGAATTTATAACCGAAACTCGTCTTGAACTCATTAATGTCGTTTGTAATCGCGGTTCTCATTGCACGCGTAATGTCTTCTGCAACGAGTCGCCTTTTGAATTCGCAACAATACCGCCACGAGAAATCGGCGACGGAGCCGTCGGTCCTTTTAATCATGGTTGCATATCCCTTGCCAATCTCGTTCTTTTTTATCCAAAAATAGTCAATCCCTGTGCCAATTTTGAATGCTTTGTCAGGATGGTTGTTAATGAGGTCGTTCAAAAACGACCATTTGGGGTGTCCGTCTCTAACAATAACACACCCGAGTTCGGACAATGCGTCTCGGACATGATCCTCGCACGCCTTTTTTGTTTTGAAAGTTAACTTTCCCAAGCGATATTCCTTTTTCGTCGTCGCCGCTACCATTTACTAGTAATCTAAGAATAAGAATATATATTTACCGAGATTGCATTTAAATCGTTTAAATATATCATTTTATGTTGTACAACAATATTTTAGTTGGTCTCTATGAAAAATACTCCGGCCAGTCGTCAATATTCATAAACTGCTGCTTCGCGTTTCCTGAAAGCGAGCTGCGTTTTACTTCATACTTTGAAAATAACGGGTTAGCTAGCTGTTTCGCCGGAATGTGATTGTGAACGGTACGCGCAATCATTTTATAAAGCTTGAAATCAGGATACCGCTCTTTTCCAGACGACTTGTAGAGCACGTTTCGCCCTTTATCATCTCGAACCCACTCATCGATTAATGCAATGATTGGATTATTTGAAATCAGCTGTTTCACTCTGTCACTATCGTTATCGATATTATCGATATCTCCCATGGGAATAAAATAATCAAACATCGAACACGCCAGTCTGCACAAGTCAAAGCTAAAGTTGGGTTCCAGTAGCGGTTTTTTCGAGTTCATGTACGGTGGAAAATTATACTGCGTGGCTGCATCTCCGGATGAATGGAAACTGTCACTGCACATGGTTATATTTTTAAATTTGTATACGGCCCGACCGAAGTCGATAATTTTGAATATTTTTCCAAAGGTCGGAACGCGATAATGTTTTCTATCGTACGTGTAATACAAATACTCCTTTTGTGTTTCGGTAAACATTACATTGTTGGTATGCAAGTCATTATGCGTGAACCCGAACAGTTTCTGATATGCGATAAGTGTCATAATAATTTGCATTAAAATAGAAGACCACTGTTCAGGTGATGTAATCTCATCGTTTTCCATAAGCGCGTCTAATGTATCTTCACATTCTTCCATAAGAATCGCATTGACTGGAAACTTGTCAATTTCCACGTATATACCGTCATCTTCATCTTCGCTGTCATAATCGCTGTCATCTTTATTAGCTTCGTCTTCATTAGCTTCGTCTTTCTTATCACCATCATACTCACGCTCGCCCTCACCATCATCCTCATGTTCATGCTCATGCTCATCATGCTCATGCTCATGCTCATGATCGCATTTATCGCATTTATCGCATTTATCGCATTCCTCATCAGTATCCGTAACATTGTCTCTGCAACTGCAACTTGTATCCGACGTTCTAGAATCATGCGACGATCGTCTAGAGTTAGAATTAGAATCAGAATGACGTTTATCATTATCATTATCTTCTTTTTCATGTCCATTATTTACTGACGAGTCGTTGGTTGGCTTTGTGTAAACATTCTCAATGTCATCAACAACATTAACAACATCAACATCAACAACAACTCCATGAGCCGAGTCGCTAAACAACTTTCCTAGACCGGTTTCGTCGATTGTATCAAATGTGATGGGTATAGGCCCTAATGCATCATCCGCGGTACCAGTATTGTTATCGATACCCGATATAGTGATTTTAGGTTTATACGCTCGTTCCGACGCATTTTCTTTACCCATACCCGTTTGAATCGACATTCGGTTGTAACTATATTCGTCCATATGAAAGAGTTTTCCAAGATTTGAATTGAAAAATGAACAGTTGCTGAAAAAATCAGTGTCGTCGGTTATATCAACTTCAAACTGACGTTTATGGCCTGCGAACGCTCCATAATATTCAAGACCATGGACAAATTTATGCGCGTGCATTACCTTGCTACTTAAATACGTAAAAAACCCGTCAACATACGCCGAATTATTAACGTCCATGATTTTAGCAATGGCGGGATTGGGTTTGGGCGTATGCGCTTCGGGATCGGTGTACGTTGGAAGTTCCATAAGCTTAGACATTTCTATAGAACTGTATTTTCCCGATAAAAACCGAATGGGGTCCAGTAATGGAGAGTATTTGACAAACACTCCCTTCACTTCCGGATTACAATTGGGCTTGGTGGTGTCCACCATCTCAACGTCCAGGTAATGTGGATCGTATTCGTCGCAGCTGTTGTTGTCATCATCGGCACCAGGTACGGGCAAGACCACTGAAAGTGGTTCGAAGTAGCTGTTCAACCCAACCGTGTTATAATTTTTATTGTTTATATTTAAAAAGTTTGTATAAATGGGTAAATAATTTTGAATATTTTCTAGACCATGAACTGAATTGGACTCTTCTAAACTTTTTAAAAATCCGGGCGAGACCTTTCGATAATAAAAATCCATTATTTATAGCGTAAAATGTAGAATGTAGAATGTAGAATGTAGAATATAGAATGTAAAATACTATTTTTTATGTTTAATATATTTTTAACTCATTGATTTAACGTAAAGCATTCTGTTTTAAAAACCTCGATAAAAAGGAACCATTCAAGTATTTTTTATGGTAGTGGTGCGTTTTATTAAACGTGTAGTGTTTTTTACCAAATGATTTCCTCACTTTCCATCCAGAACTCATTGCTCCCAGGATAAATTTCATAGTTGCGACGGTTTTATTTGACGGGGCCGGTGGTGCCGAATGCAACGGATCATAAAATCGCATTTTATAGTTGAGTGATTCAGTTTGGGCTATAATTCCCAGGTCATTCAG